AAACAACTTAAATCAATTAACAATGTCAGACGAAAGAGATAACCGAGCAATGAATGAAGAATTAAAGCAAGAGGCTTGTTTAGATACCGATAACGGATGGATTCCTGTAACTAATTCGCTTCCAAAGCCACTTCAAACAGTATGGCTTACAGATGGAAAAGAGTTTATTTGTTTAGGATGCCTTGTAGAATACTCAGGTGGTTTCCATTGGGCACAAAGCAATGGAGTTATTTATATTGAAAATGGCGAGATAGTGTCCGAATGTGAAAGTGAAGATTTGGATGTAAATTATTGGCATGAGCTTCCTAAGCCGATTTATAGATAACGGACGAGGCTTGGCGAAGTTGCCGATTAATTAACCAAAAACATGAATCAAATGAATAATTCCAATAAAACTTTAATAGAAGCAGAAAGTGAGGCAATTGCGCCAAGCCGCTGTTATAGGCAGCCTTTTATTAAATTGTATAACGAAGATTGCTTGATAGGTATAAAAAGAATACCTGACAATTCTGTACAATGTGTGTTGACAGACCCTCCTTATTTGTATTTGAAAGGGCAAAAGTTAGAACGAGAATTTGATGAAAGATTATTTTTTTCTGAATGTATGCGAATTTTAAAACCAAGCGGTTTTATTGTTTTGTTTGGTCGCGGAACTTCTTTTTACAGGTGGAACACAATTCTTGCAGATTTAGGCTTTAAATTCAAAGAAGAGTTTGTTTGGGACAAGGGATATTGCACGAGTCCTCTTATGTCAATCAGTAGAGTTCATGAAACAATATCAGTTTTTACAAAGAAAAACGGGACACTAAACAAGGTAAAAGTTCCTTATCTAGAGATGAAACAAAATGATTTTGAAAGTATAATTACAGATATAAAAAGGCTAAAAACCACATTTAAAAACACAAAAAGCTTAGATGCCGTTATCAAATATTTAGAGGATAATACGAGGGATACAAGCGATGCTTGGCAAGCCAATAATGTTTCAATTTCTTCGGATATTACAAAAGAAGATAGAAGTGTTTCAGTTATGAGAAGCATACAACAAGGTATGAATGAAAAAACGATTGTAAGAGCTGATAGATATGAGTGTAAAACATTTACTAAACACGGTGTAAATGCTGATGAAAGACTTACTGGAGATAGGTGCGTAAATGTAATAAACTCAATAACGCAAGGCATGAATGAAAAAACAATAATTGGAGAAGGAAGAGACCATTACAATACTATTCATCCTACACAAAAGCCCGTTGCTTTGCTCAAAAGACTTTTGAATTTAACAACAAAAAAAGGAGATATAGTAATAGATTCTTTTGCAGGTAGTTGTTCAACAGGAATTGCCGCAAGCGAATTAGAACGTGATTTTGTTGGTTGGGAAATTGACGAAGAATATTATTTAAAAGCAGTAGAAAGGATTAAGGCTAATGTGGTGCAGTTGGGTTTATTTTAAGGTTGCCTATAACTCATTTATACCCGCTAAAAACATCACATATCCACCCAAAAGTTTAGATAAGCGAAGGAGTGAAATAAATTAAAATAAAAAATAAAAAAATACAAAAATGTCAAAACAAAAAACAATATTAGAATGGCTTGAAATGCTTCCAGATGGTTATCGGGAGATATGCAAGTTCAATTATAATCCTATATTCTCATCAAATAAAACTCCTGAACGTTTACGCGATGCGATTAACAGCTTGTGTAATTGGTACGATACAACAATAAATAGAGATTTTTTCAATGATTTATGGGGCAGTATAAATTTGGACAACTCAATCAACTATGAAAAGCTTCCCACTCTACCTAAAAACTGGCAAGACCTATACAAATACAAATTACCAGAAGTAACCCAAGAAATCAAAAAGCCAAAAAACCCTAATAAGAAACGAAATAAACTTGCAGTTAAGATTTTCTTAGCGTGGGCTGCCAATCCAAAAGCAATTAATGGCAGCCAAACATTCGATACAGCATTAGAAATGGCAAACCAAATCATTAAAAAACTAAATAGTTAACCATGAAACAATACAAAACATTAAAAGACTTACCAGGGATTCCATTTGGAACGATTGGCTTTCAAAACGGCGATATGATTGTCTTTTTAGATAGAAAATTTCCATTAAGTACCCATCAATTACCAATTAAGTACATTAATGAATATCCAGACTTCTTTCAGGAAGTAGAAGAAGAAAAAGAAAAGCGGTTTACTTTGAGCGATATGAATAGTGCTTACAATGCTGGATATAATCGCTTAATAACTTTTGGTTCATTTATTTCTAAAAACTTCCCACACACCAAAATAGACCAATGATCTTAAAAGCAATACTTTCAATTTACTTTTTGGCACTTATTTTTTTCTGTTTGGTGGGTTGGCTAATGGATAAAGAACTAAAACTACTCAAAGAAGAAGAAAGTAAATTTAACAAAAAAAATGATATATAATATTTTAAAATATTAGTATTTGTATATATATTTGTGCTTCTGTTCTAATGGCCTACGATCTCAATCGGATTAATTTAAGGGCTAACTACAATTAAAATAAATTTTCATCTACGGATTTTTGGTTGACAGCCGGGCATCCTTCGTGCTTAATGTTGCCCGGTTCTTTTTTTGATTCAATCACTTTTAAATTATAAAAATTATGGCTTACGCAGATTTAAAACAGTTAAAGTTAAGAATGACTAAAGCAGATCATTCCAAATTAAAAAAATTGGCCAAAAAACGAGGTACTTCAATGGTTGCAATTATGACTGATGCAGTCAAAAGAGAGTTTAAACTCGAAAAGGCATAAAAGGGCTTCGTCCACTTTTTTTTATCGGGGCAATGGGTAAATGGCATTGCCCTGAATTTTAAAAACCAAAATAAGAATGCGTTACGATTTAGAAATAGTTGAAAAGATAAGCAAGGAGCAAGCAATCAAACAAGGATTAAGGGTTCGTATATCCTTAATTTGTTTCGATGGTCAGCCCAAGTGCAGGGTATTTGGAAAGCCTGACAATGATTTACTTTTTGAAAATGAAGTAAAGAAACAGTTAAAAGAAATAAACAAGTTGGTGTATCTTGATTTCCTTGATCTAAAGGAATACGATGCCTACACAACCAAAGAAGTTAAAAAGGGTCAACAGGACAAAATTGACCCTGTAATCAATAAACCGGAATTAAAACCGAGAAGAAAAAGAAGAACCAAAAAAGAATTGTTGGATGCCAGAGAAGTTTTACAGTATGACTCCAGACAAGTTTTACAGTATTCCTGATTTTGTCGATGACTCAACAGCCGTTGAAATCGCTAAGCTATTGCCAAAAGTCAGAAGGCATGGCAAAGCCCGAAATCAGGTTATCAGATACGGAAGTATAAAGCCATATCCAAGCGGTTTTTTAAAAAAAGAAATACCGGATGTGTTTAAAAAGTTAAACATTCCATTTGAATATGACAGCGTTACTTTAAATGAATATATGCCAGGTCAAATGTTAGATTGGCATATCGACAAACCGGAATCAGGCAACAGGATTGTCATTTTAAGTTTGTTAAGCGATTGCGATATTTTATTTAGAAACAAAAAAGAAAGCCTTAATATTTTAAACTTTGAAATGCTAAAAAACTCATTATCAATATTTTCGGATTCCTTACGCTGGGATTACGAACACAAAGTTATTGCAAATGAATACAGGATTTCAATAGTTTTCAGAAACTCAAAAGAAACGATAAAACGATGAAAGTATTACAATTACCGGACGAGGATAAATTTCACCTTGCCTATAAAATGTGCAAGTCAAAAGTAGCAAGGGCAATAATTGATTGCCTTTCACAAAATGGTGAATTAAATGTAACAATGATTTACATTAAAACAAGAATCCAGCAGACAATAATTTCATTCTACATAAGAAGATTGGAATGTATTGGAATTGTAAAAGCCCAAACAATAGGTAAGTGCAGGTATTACAAGTTAACCAATGTAGGGCTTCCAGATCGTTTAAAGGAATTGGCTTTAGTAATTTAAAAAACCAAAATTTATGTTTTTACCATTTTTAGACATTGTGCCAGTTATCTCAAAGGAAGAAGTAATTGAAGCAAAGGCGAAAGGAGTTTACGAAAGCTACATGAAGCAAAAACAGGATGAGTATAAACTGCTAAAAAAGTTCTTGTCAATTATATACGATAAAGAGAAATTGGGGGAATGCAGCGTTTATGTAGATGCAGATTATAATTTCATTATATCAAGAAAATCAGATAATTGGAATAAATCAATAACTATATATTTTGATGGAGACAAACCCTTTGCTTTATATTCTGGATATAGTCAAAAATTAATGATGGATTTTGTCAAAGAGGAAGGAGATGAAGGGTTTGAATCTACCGAAACCATGATCGAAGAATTTTTAAAAGATTAAATTATAACCATGTCAAAATCATTTAACGCAAGTATCAACATTACCAGATTATTTGAAGCATTCAAAGCAAAGCATTCAGCATTTAGTAAATCTGAAAAGACCGGAGAAATGTTTTGCAACTTAACATTATTTATAAACGACCAACCCGATCAATACGATAACGATGGCTCGATCAAACTAAATTCCAAAAAAGAAAAACGGGAGGCCGAAAAAGACTTATTTAAAAAGGGTTATGTTGGCAATTTCAAAGCCAATAAATCAAACGAACCAGCACCGATCAACGATTCAGACACACAAGAATACGATGACCTACCATTCTAAGCCATGCCAAGAAAGTTAAAAATAGACACGTCCAAAATAATGATTTGGCAGAAATGGGATTCTATTTCAGGTGAATGGATAATTGGAATTGAACTACCAAAGTCAATAAAAAAAGACAAACAATTACTAATGGCGTATTCTATTGGGTGGGCAATGGCAAGATATAAATATAAATCAATAGTAAGGTTTACAAGAATTTTCAAAGGCGATCTTGTAAAGAAAGTAAAAATACATTCAGAGCCATTAAAAACATTTAATGATTTATTTAAATGGTTGGATATTATATACTTAAAAAATATTAAATAGTCTTATATTTGCATAATCGTAATAAAACGATAAAAACATGTCAGGAAAGGATTTAATTTTAAAAGGCGAAAGCTTCATTAAGGATTTACAAGAGTTTATTTCAGGCGTTCCACAGGAATCTGATATTTTTGACTCTTTGGAATCCACAATCAGCACGGTTCAAAGTTTAAACAATGAACTAAAGAGCCTGGAACCAAAGAAGAAGTATGTAGGTTCCGGCAATTTCAATTTATCAGGCCGTTATGATCTAAGACCGGAAGCAGCCTTACCGATTGTAATTTTTGGCAGAAAGTTCAATTTAACAATTGACAATACCACAATTGAAAATCAGGTAATAGAAATTCTAAACATTTGCGGAATTGATAACGAGGATTTAACCTATCTATCCGTTGAACTTGACATCATAAAAGACATCCTTAGAATTGACTTTGTTTATCAAACCGACTTAGTTCTAAAGGACGGGCAAGACATCAGCGCGGAACTTCCGGCTTTATATTCATTTGGTTATACCCAATTCAATAAAATCTACATCAGAGGCAACAAAACATTTATCGACCCGGAAGTCTATAATTGGCCTTTATTGGGTTTTTGCATTCCTTACGGACTTGACAAAAACAACCAGCACGACATAATGATGAATGTCATTGAAGCCCCTAAAGACTTTGGAGAACTTGCAGATATGAGGGCTTTGGATAAATTACCACAAGCCGAAATAGAAATATTTGTAAATAAGTTTAAGGCTAAGAAATGGACTCGAATAATAACACCAACTGTAAAATGGTGGTTCAGAAACGGTCAATACATCCAATTCAAATAAAATGGGGCTAATAAAACGATTAAGGGAAAAATACTTTGGAAGGATAAAGCCCAAAGTTGAAAAGAAGAAGGTTAACTTAAATTTAAGTACCGATGAAATTGCCGTTCCCAGACAAATGAGAAGAAAGGCACTAAAGCAATTACCATTTTCGCAAAAACAAAAAAAACAGATCAGAGTTAATTAATTATGGAGTGTAGAAATTTTTATCATATTATTGAATTTAAGGGCAGGCTGCTTTCATTAGTGGCCTGTTTTTTCCTTTTGACCGGATGCCAACAGGAACAATGCAAATTTTGTGAAGTCTTAGGCCATAAGGAGATTTACATCGGTGAATTTTGCGGAACAGAGGATTTTGTAAACGAGCAAATTGAAGCACAAAAAAGACTTTACCCTAATTACGATTTAAGATGTCAGTAGAATGAGTAAAATTTTAGACTTGACACAGGAATATGATTTATTGGTAAAATGAAAGACTGCCAATTAGAAATATTAAACCAAGAAACCCTCAACAATAAATTAATGTTAGAGCATCAGGAGCCTATAATAGATAACCGGATAATGTCTTTTGAAGAATTGAAGGAATTGATTAACCAAAGGCATTTTTAATGGACGTTACCCATGTTGCAAATATTTTATTCAAAAATAGGGATTCCAAAGATTATTTAACTGATTCTGGAAAATTAAGAATACTTGCGGAAAATGGCGTAAAATTAGCAAGAAGGACATATGACTCTAATAAGAAGGCAATACTAAAAGAAGTTAAAAGCCAAATTGATTTAGAGATCACATCCAACGGAAGCCAACCAACCAATAAAGAACTTGAAAAGATAATAGGCAAAATGGATTATGTTCTTTTGCTGAAAAGAATCATGGATGGTGAACCGGATGGCAAACGAACACCTGCATACAAAGACAAGCTACAAGCTGGAAAACAAGCTGCTGAATTTTTCGGATGGAATGAAGCGACCAAAGTAACCCAAACAGACTTAGAGGGCAAGAACATATCAATACAGGGAACACAAGTCATTTTTAAAGTTGAACTCAACAACTCAATATGAAGTAATAATCCAGCCAAGTATTAATCCTTTGCCAGATCAGGAAAAGGTGTTTTCTTCATTATCCAAACTTAACAATGTACCAAGTACCAGAAGAAGTGGCAAGACTTCCGGAATCATTTACAACAATTGTATTTATGGATTGCAAGGTCAGCACGTTGGAAATGTTTACCCTACGTATGACGAAAGCAAAGAAATATATTTAAAAATCGAACCGGCAGTTGAGCCTTTTTTAAAAAAGAATGGCAAGGATAAGTCAGCACTTATATTTAGAACTATTACAGGCGGCTCAATAAGATTCTTTTCATACGAAGCGTTCAAAAGACTAAGAGGTAAAAAATTCCATAAACTTTATTGTGATGAGTTTCAGGAATGCAATATTACAGAAAAGAATTTTTTTGCTACATTGATGCCAACGTTGGCAGATTACAGAGGCCGTGCATGGTTTTTTGGAACTCCAAAAAAGGGTACATTGATTCATTCATTTTCTGAAAAGATCGACCCTGAATGGAGTCATTTTAAAATGAACGCGGTAAACAATCCATTTATAAGCCCTGAAGAAATAGCCCTACAAAAGAAACTTTTAGACCCTTTGGTGTTTGCGCAAGAATGGGAAGGTGAGTTTGTTGACTTTTCAGGCGAAGCATGGCTATACGACTTTAAAAGAGATGTTCACCTGGTTAAAGGCATTGGCATTGATGAGTATTCACCGTTAATGTTGTGCTTTGACTTTAATGTTGACCCTTGTACTTGTTTGGTTAAGCAAAAGATAACCGACAAACTGGAAAACGGTGGAGGTATTAACTTTATAAAAGAAATTACAAACGTTGGAGGCACAACGCAGCTATGCCACAAGGTCAGAAATTATTTAGATTCACTAAAATTCTTCAAAGGTGCCGTTTGGGTAACAGGGGACAGTTCAGGTAGCAAAAATGATACCCGGAGCAATTCAACAGATTACGAAATAATCAGAAAGGAATTAAGCATTCCTTTTACGAGATTTGTTGACACTCGAAAACAAAATCCTAATTTATCTTATTCAAGAGATTTGGTAAATACTGCATTTTATAATAATATAATTTATATTGATTCAGAAAATTGCCCTATCTTAGCGCGCGATTGTTCTATTGCTAAACCCAAAGAAGGGAGCGATAATCTCATAAAAGATCGTTCGTTAAATAAATTGGATTCATTTGATGCAATGCGTTACGGAATCCATGCGGACTTTAAGTCTATCAAAGAAGTTTTACGCTTCGCTGAACAACTACTTTAAAATTTACTATCTCCTGTGTTTCTGTTATAGTTTACCATTTTATTTTGTTTCCGGGTGTAGCATAGACTATGCCCGGTTTTTTTAAAATACAACTTTAAATAAACGGTCATGTTCCATATTATAGTTTTAATTATTTGCATCCTTGCAATGTACGGATGGTTTGCATTGGATTGGAAAAACATTAAAGAGCAAGGATTAAGATACTTGACTTTAGCCTTTGGTGTTTCTTTATTCATTGGATTTGAGATTCTTTTTTGGATTGGTAAATTGATTTACAATTGGTTATGGGTGGACTAAAAAATCTATTTAACAGACTATTTCACAAAAAGCGCGAGCAACTAAAAGAGTTTGCACGATTTGGAGGCCATACATTTTATATTTTAGATGCCGTTCCCGATCATTGCGTAAATCGTTTTTTTCATTTCTTATCCAGGAATGAGCAAATAAGCACTTTAGGAATCCCATTAAAGTACATTACATCGATTGCAGACCAACTGGATGCAATTGCAAACAGCCCAAAACTTAATTTGAATTTACCGATACTTGCAAACCAATTGAGATTTGCGTGTCAGGTAGAAGATACAAAATGGTATCATTTGACGATAGCAGTCATTGAGGCATTTGTATTGATTGACGATGAGCCATTACTTGAAATGTCCGAAAAACATAACAAGATTAAAAGGGAATTACTTTTAAAAGACCCAGAAGTACGTCTTTTTTTTTCAAATATAGCAATCGAGTATCTGATGAAATTGGACAATACTTTCAAGGACTTCAACTTAGAGGCCTATTTGACGAAAAACGCAGTAATACTAAACGAATTAGAAAGTATTACGACTTAGAAAACACCGGAATATTACAGTTAGGAACATTTTGGCAAAGTTGGCAGCGAGAATATGCGTTAATTCAGGAAAGGATTAACGAAAATATAGTTAATTTTGCACAGGAAAGCAAAGGCATATTAACATTGGAGAGTGTAAATCAAATGTCTGCACGTAGTTATTACGAATTACTTGCAGTCTTTTTGCGAAAAGAAAAAAAGAATACTCCAAGCAATGCCGGAAATAGTCCAGTCCGTAATATTTGAGTTCGATACAGAGTTTAATGCAATTGCATTAAAGAAACTTTCCGATGAGTTAAAATCGATTGATAAACAAATAGAGATTACTCAAAAGCGTTTAGCAGACCCGGCCTATACTAAACAAGCTAAGATTTTAGAAACTCAATTAAATTCCTTAACTAATAAAAAAAGGGAACTAACAGCGCAAGGCTCCCAGCTTCAACAATCTTTAAAGAAATCAGAAACGGCACTTTCTGGCATGGCTAATTCCGGTGGATTGGCTGCAAAGGCATTAGGAGCGTTAAAGTCTGCATTAGCAATCACGGCAATAGTTGATTTCACAGTTAAAGCCGCAAGAGCAACAGCAGAACTTGAAAAGACTACAAGATCATTCCAAACATTTGGGGTAAGTGCTTCAAGGGCAAAGGCTATTGTAGAGGATTTAAACACATTGAGCGCAAAAGTTCCGTTTGAAACCGAAGATTTGAATGCTGTTGCAGTTAGGCTTGTTTCTTTTGGAGTTGCAGCTAAGGACGTAGTTTCAGAAGTAGAAAGGCTATCAGCAATTGCAGCCGGTTCAGGAACCAACATAAATACGCTATCTGATGCGTTCGGAAGGGCAAAACAAAACGGCAAACTTGCATCAAATGATTTTAGAACACTTGCAAAATCTATTCCTGAATTTGTAAATACAATTTCACAAGCCACAGGCAAGACAGTTGACGAAATAAATAAATTAGGGAAACAGGGCAAAATATCATTTACAGATTTCAATAATGCTGTAAAACTTTCAACTTCTGAAACCGGTAAATTTGGAAAGGTAATCGAAAGTTATCAGGATAGTTTAGGCCAATTAGGCAAAGGAGTTAAAGAATTGGGAAGCGATTTATTAACTTCATTTGGTGGTCAATCCACAGAAGGCATAAAATCATTTTTAAAATCTATTCTTGAAAACAAGGATAGTATTTTATCATTCTTTGGCTCTTTAGGTAAGATCGTGGGGGCTGCTGCTTCTGCTTTGGGATTCTTTGTAAACCTGGCTGTTGGGGCGTTTAATCAAATAGATGCACTTGGTAAAAGATTAGATAAACTGCTGGGCATTGGTGAATTTTCGGATGAGGGAGTAAAAAGAAATATCAAAAAAGTAACTGATACTGTTTTCGGAACTCTATTTGAAGAAGTAAATGAAAAAATAACCAAAGGAACTGCGGATGGTATTAAAAAGCTGACAGAAGAAGAAATGAAGGCAGCCGAAGAAAGAGCCAAGCGATTAGCAGAGGCGCGCAAAAAGTTTCTTGAGGATGAAATTGCATTTAGGCAGAGATTATCTGACGTTGAAACTGAATTATTCAGGCAAACATTAACAGGGCAAGGACTTGATTTATTTGTTGAAATAGACAAAGTTCAAAAAGAAGCATCCAAAAGGATTGAAGATTTACAAAAGCAACTTGATAAATATATTGAATCAGCTAAAAAGGCTGGAACCGTTATACCCGAACAAATACTAACAAGGACAAGGGTAGCTATTCAGGAAATAGGATTGCAGACAATTAAAGAGATCGATGAATTAAGTAAACAATTCTTAGACCCGGTAAGGGTTTTTGATAGTTTAAAAATACTTATACCAACAGCAGAAGTAAAATTCAATGGTGAACTTGCAAGAAAATCAGCAAATGAATCAATACAGGCAATTTTAAAACAGATTATAGATGATAACCTGGATGCAAATGGTGAATTAAAAGCAACAAAACAAAAGAATGCACAGGCCGGTAATTCATTTTTAGGCCGTATATTAGGAATCGACCCTACAAGCAATAAGGCAGCCGAGGACTTAGATAATTTTGGGAAAGTATTTAATGAGCAATTATCTAAATTTTCTTCAAAAGCGATAACGGCAGCCGACACGTATATAAATTCAGAATTAGAAAAAACCGACTTCCTAATATCCGAAACCCAAAAAAGATTACAAAGTCTTTTAAGTATTCAGGAAGGAGGCAACGCCACACAGATTAAATTAGAACAAGATAGGCTCGATAAATTAACCGATCAACGGCAAAAGTTTGTTGAACGTCAAAAGGCCATTGATACAGCGCAGATCATTGCTAATAACGCTGTTTCAGCTTCTGAATCAATTAAGGCCATTACCACAGCATTTGGAAAAGGCGGCAATCCGATTGTTGGGATAGCTGCTTCATTGGCTTTGGTGGCTACAATTGCCGCGACTGTTGCAAGCGTGAACGCTCAATTTAATTCAATTCCAAAGTTCTGGGAAGGAGCCGAACGAATCAGCGATAAATCAAGACCTACAAAGGCCGGGCGCGATGGTCATTTACTTTGGGCTGATGGTGGCGAACGGATTATCCCTACAAAGTTCAATTCACAAATTCCAAGTTATGTTAAAAATAAAGACATACCAACCTTATTAGAAATGGGCATCAGATCAGGTCAAGGAGGCATGACAGATCGTAATATTACGATGAAACAGGACGAAACAAACCGACTTTTAAAGGCAAACCAAAAGTTATTAAAGAATCAAACGATCAAATTTAAGATTCTAAGCGATTCCGGTGAAGAAGTAAGACTTAAACGAATGAGGGGTTAATGGTAAGAAATAGAATTTTCATAAACGGCAAGGATTACACTCAATGGGCATCAGGACTCAATGAGTTGACCGAAAGTATATCTAAAAAAGACGATGGCACAATTGAAATAGGCCAAAGTTCACAGATCATTTTAACCGGTTTAGGATATACTTACTGGAAAGAGATTTTCTTAGACGATAGCTGCACATCCATAGATAGGGAATACGAAGTCAGAATAAAAGTAGAGTCATGCAATCAGAACCTGGACTTTATAATTAAGAGTCAAGGTGTCAGCATTGACGAGGTGAATTGCAAGATTAAAATGAATTTTAACACCAAAAATTCAAAGGACGAACAAATTGCAATTCTTCAAAAGACTTATTTCTGGGATGAGGACTATGGATTTATTCAGGAATACAAGGCCAAAGGAAGAATTGAAAGAATGTTATATGTCAAAGAACTGACATTTATTTCAAAGATTCTGATTTACTTTTATGTTGTTGCTTTGATTCCGATCATTACGGCAATTGAGATCGTTTTAAATATCATTGACCTGATAATTGATTTTATAAATGGAATTGGAGGTAATTTATCAAGACCCGGAACAGACTTTGAAAAGTTCAAAGAGCAAATTGAATCCGATCTAATCGGAGCCGGTGAATATACAACCGTTTACTATTTCAAAGATATATTTGAATTTTGGGCTAAACAGGCCGGCTTAACTTTTAGAAGTTCAATACTTCACCAAGAGCCTTATTCAAACGCTGTACTTTGGGGTCAACAAATTAAAAAAGGAATTGAGTTAAAGAATTGCGACAAGGTAACATTTGACAAGGATAACGCACCTAATTACAATTGCATTGAACTTCTTAATTTATTATCTCCTGTATTTAATGCTGACTGGGAAATTATAGGAAACGAATTAATATTTGAACGCAAGGATTACTTTCAAACAATACGAAAAACCCTCTTTAATCTCGATGAGGAAGTAAGAGCCGGTAGGATGACAGATGGATGGGATTATAGCTTTGATAATCAAAATCAATACGCTCAATTAAAGGCTGACTTTTCATTCGATGCCGTTGACACGCAAGGAAACAGGAACGTAAATGATTACTATTCAAATGTCATTGACTGGAACCCGGGTTTAATTCATAAAAACCGAAAAGGTAGATATACGCCACGTATTGAGTTTGGCGCATGTCGATTTACAGACGATTCAGCTAAGAATAATGTTAATTCTTGGATGTGGCACAACGCAAGAGGCCAATTCATATTTGACATTGATTTAGATTATAGTCATTCGCTTGTTTTAACCAACGACACAGCGCAATTGCCAAAGATTATAATCGTTGACCAAACATCAAGTAGGTATTTTAAAGGCTGTTTATTTCGTTTTGCAGTTAAAAAACAGGTAAGCCCTCCCACATTCCAAAGTGATATTTTTGGTGATTCTGTTGGTATTTGGAATTACAATATGCCAATGTGGCTCAATAATAAAATCTATCCGGGCAATAATTTAGTTGATAAATTTCATTACATTGAAAACCCTGATTTAAAAGGCAATAGGTTTGTTGAAATAAAATCATTAACGTGGAAACCGCAGGACTTTTGCGCTGCCGTTGAATTTGTAAGAGAACATAAATTAAACATGAACATAACATCCAAACGAGGCGATGCAACAATAGGAAGTTTAACGATAGAATACGGAGCCTGTCAAATTAATATTACAGAACTAAAATTTAAGTGCAATGGCGTTAGTTAAAAATAGTAGGGCAGGGGTTAAAGGATTCGCGCAAGGTGGCATTTATAAGGAGTGCATTGCAGTAAGCCACGACACCGGAATAGCTGCCGGAACACCTATTTACATTGCACCGGCCTTGTGGGATGAAAACTACCGTGTTAAATGGCAAATTGACGAAGGTACAGGCCGTGAGCCGGTTTGGAAAATGGAATTTACAACTATTCCAGGCACTTACCCAGCAACGTTAATAAACACCGATTCAAAATATAAAAACGTACAGGTAAAGATCAGAGTCTTTTCAAACAAACTATTTATTGTTTATTTGGAATACTTGGCACTTGCCGACATGCACAACTTTTTGAATTACTATAATTACCAGCCTTTACAATTATGGACACGTCAAAGCGTTGACAATAAGAAATTAAACGTTTATAATTCAGCCAACCGGATAATGGGTCTTAGGGTGTCATTATCTACAACCGAGTATATTCAAAGTGAGGCATTCGTACAAGGTAAACCCTGGCAAATTGTTAATTACCCGAGCGTTGATAATCGATATTATTTAGAAGTAAACGGCAAAGTAACAAACGGATTTATTTTAGGCGAGGACTTGAAAGTCAATCTTAGGAACTTTCCGCAGTACACAAACAGCCAATATTATTGTGGTATTTTCCGTGTCGATGAGTTGCTAAACCAGAATCTAAGTTTTGACGATGAAATCCTTTTGCAGTATGCTTTAGCCAATAACACAGCAGACGAGCCGTTCACGCTGGTAACTAATTTTATTGCAAGAAACCGATTAAAAGACGTTCACGGATTCCGGTTTGATAATTTTGAAAGCGTTGCAGACTTTACAATTGATAAGGATTATTTTGTAAACGGTGGCCGTTACCGTTGTTTTGTAATTTGTAAAGAAAGCTGTCAATATAGAAGCTACCTATTTGATGAGTTTGGAGTCAATGAAAAACGCGATGTTCCACAAGGAACAATTGATGTCGATAGCGTTGAAATAGATGGAACTGCATTAAGCATTGTTTCAGGAAGTTGTTTATACGATGTTCCGAGCGATTCCGAAATGGTCATTACCATGAAAATGGATATGGCAGATTACGAGGCTAATTTAGGCGTATTAGGATTATTTGGAACTTGGAAGGATTACTTCAAAGAAGCATATTGTTATATAAGCGAAGGAGTAAACCAATTAGGTAGTAATCCTTTTTTAGATTCAGTTGAATATGAGGAAACAGGAGGGCTTGAATCAATTATTACTTATACATTCAAGATTCCGCAGTCATGGGAAGGCACAAATAAAATAATCAATTTTGCATGGGTATTTGATTATAAGGATGGTAACGTTGACCATGTTGTTGCCTATACTTCAATTCAGGTACACGTTACCGATCAAACAGACATTGAACTAAAAGGCACACCGCCGCCGGCTGAAGTTTGCGACATATATGCACAGCAATTAGAATTTTGTTTTGAAAATCCGAGCGCAACACATCAGTTTGAACTTGATCTAACTAAAGATTACGTAAAGACCACAGAAGAATTAATACTAAACAAAGAGGCCGACTTTTCAACTAATTCCGATGGTTGTTTTGATTTTGATTATGAGAATGCAGACAATGAAGTGCTGTATTGCGCGGAATTAAGAGCGCATAAACAGACCGTTACCGGAGGCGCAGCCCCATGCGATGATCTCAAATTGACATATTTTAAAGCAGGGAATAATCAATATGGATTTTGTTTTGAGTTTGATACATGGACTAACTTAGACCTTTACTATGTAAACATTGCGTTTATAGACGAAGGCCAAAGCATTGAGATTTACGATGCTGCAAGTGGATGTTTTCAAATAGCTAAATTCACAAACAACCCTACAAGGTATGTAATTTATATTTTGCGAAATGATGGGTTTGTATATAATCTACATGGTGAGTTTAGCTGGAATGGAGATTATACTGAAATAATTATTGAAACGTGTACCGGCAATATGTTTCATTATTGCCAAAACAACCCAATTTTAAGCCATACAATTACATGGAATTTTAACGCAGGCGGTCAATTACCAAATAAGACCGTTACGCCTGTATTTACTAACCCAGGCGCACCGACAAGCCAAACAAAAGAATATCGTTTAAACGGTGGTGCGTGGATTGCCTATGCAGCACCTTTGACTATTTCCCCTTCATGGAAAGTTGAGTTCCGTTGGGAATTAGTTTACACAGACTGCACGATTGAATTATACGATTGTTTAACCGAAGAAGAATGCGCTTTCCCATAATGATAGATAAATTATTAAATACTTACGTTTGTATAATGAATGAGCCTGTAATGGTGGATGATCTTATCTACCTGATAGGTTGTTTTTCATGGAGTGTTTTTAAACTCGCAAGCGGTTTTATAATCTGCTTTGTTATTCATGACTATTTTAAACAAAGAAAATGCCGGTAACATACGAATTTATAAATAAAATGGGTCTGACTTGTTCAAATATGAACGGCCTAAGATCGGTTTATTGCCTTCCAATGAAAATACAATGCGTTGACACGGACGATGATGGGTTTTTGCAAAATTGTGATCGAAAGTATTGTGATATAAAATGCGATTGGGAACCGGAAGGAACAGTACCTTTTGTTTATGGAGATAAAATAATGTTCCAATTGCAATTCAGGGATAAGGCAAACACAGACCCAAAAAGCCCTACATTGGGATGGGATGATTGGGTTTATGCTGAAATCTACAATGCTGAAACCGGGGCGCAAATAACAGGAGCCGTTGAATTAGCTGCAAAATCGAGATGGTTTGTTTGTCATAATGGACGAAATTCATATCAACAAATTGAAATAGATACCGGTGCAGAGGATTTTCCATGTGCATTTTATGTTAAATTCATTGCATACGATAGCGCAGGCGAAGAAGGAGTTGAGATTGATTCACGTTGCAGCCAAACTTTTAAGTTGGTTGACGATTGCATGGAAACACATTTAGTAGAAGGCGAATATTTAGAGTTTGACTGTTTGGGTAATTACTACGGTCAGCCTGAATGTGAAGATGGCGCGCAGTCCGGTTCTGTAAGTTTTGCTTATCGTAATATTACGCGCATAGAAGGAAGCATAGTATTAGGACAGCCAGAAGTTGAAACAGAAGATGAAACAACCAGATTAATAGACAATTACAAGTTTACAACTTCAACAGCTTCAGGCAAGAATGGATTGTTTTTGTCAAATTATATGATTAGGTGGTATTCAAATATATTTTCAGCTAAAAATGTTATAATTGACATTAATAATAAATTAATTAGTAATTTTGCGGTAAACTATGAACAACAGGAGCAGAATAGTGCAATAGTTAACTTTGAATGGAAAGAGAATTGTAATGAGTGCTTCTAAGAATAATGTTGAAGAAATCCTTTTGATTAAGGATTCAAACAGTAGAATTGTGAGGATTCCAAAACAAATGTGGGAGAACCCAACATGGAATCAAAAAAAAGCAGTACGCGCATTAAAAAATCAACATTATCGTCCGGTTGGTGAAAACGAAACCGTAGAATTTAGGGGCGCACATCACACATTCAAACTTGAACCAAAAACAAAGAAGGAAAAAAAACCAAAGGCCGAAAGCGTGCCAGAGGAAACGAATAAAGAGTAGCGCATAAATAAACAGTCCGAAGTTATTTAATTTTTAATTTAAAAAAGTTCAAATGGCTTCATCATTTTGTGTTACTACTTGTTCCGGTGCTTTAGCATTTCCAGCAACGTATATTCCAGCTCCAACAGAGGAAAACCCATGTCCTGAAAAGGAAACGCGATCTTGTTGTATTACTAAGATTGCATTTGTTTTGTGCGATGAGGATTCTAAGCCTGCTGGCATTACAAACCCTGCCGACATCGAAGCATTAAAAACAGCAAATAAATTAATTTCATTTGGCGATGTTGGTATCACATTCAACACACCAACAGCATCAACATTCCGTAAGCCTTGTGGTCAGGAAATCGTTGTACGAAAAGAGCAATTAATTGACATTGACGTTTTCGATGTTTCAGAAGATCACGAAGATGAAATATTCTTCAATGCCTTGTGTAAATTAAACAATAAGTTTGGCATGATCTTCCAATGGTCAGATGGATATACAGCATTAAGCCCAGACTGGATGGATTGGTGGTTAGATGGTCATGTTGGTTCTGCTCCTGATACTCAAATGGGAATCCCTGTATCATTCACAACTGACCCATACATTGCTCCATTTAACATTGATGAGCCTTGTCGCTGGAAAATGCAAATTAAAGTAATGTACGATTGTGTTTTACGTTCCGCTTCTATTCCAGGATTTGTAGGAACGATTTAATAGTTTTTAATCTGCTAACAAATAAAACATTGGGGGAATGGATTTAAAAACCTGTTCCCTTTTTTTTAAATGAATCAAGAGCAAGTAAATAGATTATATAGCGAAATATCTGATTACGATAGCGTAAAAAGAAAGCACGTTGTAAAGCCTGCAATAATTTCAAACGAGCAAAGAGTTTACGATCAGGCTTTGAGGCACAATGTTTGGTTAAAAGAAATCGACCTTATTAAAGAAAAATTCCCGAACGAAAATGAGGTCATTCGCAAATACCGTAATACAAACAAAAGACAGTTCACAAAAGAAGTTCCGCGCAAAGCAATTCAAGGCGTTATATCAACACTATCCAATATTCCGATAAAAGTAGAATCAAACAACGCAAAGTTTAATGCTTGGCTTGAATCATTGCCATTTACGTTTAAGTCTGACAAAATCGACTTTTACAAATGGGCTATCAATCAGTTAATTCCTTACTCTTTTATTGACCCGAATGCAATTTTAATTGCGTTTCCTTTATTTGTTTCTGAATTTGAAACCGTTGGTATTAGTGCGCTGATAATCCCTTATAACAAGCGTTACATTGACCCGAACGGTGAATATTTAATTATTCTTCAAGAAGGAACAAATAATTTCTGGGTATCGGATAAAAACGAAATGTATTTTGTAGAAGTAGGACAAAACAATGTTTATACATTAGTTTATTCCCATAATTTAGGCGAAATACCTTTTACTTATGTTCCAGGTATTACTTCGTTTGACCAAGAAACAAAAAACGTTTACAACGAATCAATACTTTCATCGACTTACGAATACCTGGACGAGGCATTAATTTCGTTTACTTCCGATCAGGCCGTAAGAACGAAAATGAATCCGATCTTTATACGTCCGGGTCTTGCGTGTCAAGCGTGCAATGGTCAAGCGGTTGAAACTAATAGCGAAGGCAAAGAAATAACATGCAAGTCATGCAAAGGAACTGGCATTGCTAAGAAGATTTCAGAAATGGAAGATTTCATAATCCTTCCTTCTGACTCAATACAAGGCGATGGCAAAATACCTGTTAAACCCGAATACATAAATCCAGGTACAGACGTTGCAACCTTTTGGGCTAAAACATGGAAAGATTATCTTAACGAAGGGAAGAAAAGCATAGGAATTGACGCACTAATTGACAAAGCTGAATCAGGCGAAGCCATGAAGAAGCGACTGGCATCATTTGAGGAATTTATAACTTACTTGATTTACCTTACTTATAATAGTTCATGCACGAAGTTTTTTGAACTTTGCCATAAACTTTTAAACCCAAAGGTAAGCGACTGGAAGGAGTTCCCAATTATCAAGACCCCAAAAAGGGTGGAGGTTAAAACACCTGAAATCCTAAAACAAAATTTCAATGAAGCAATTGGCAGCGAAAAAATACAGGCTGCATTAGAGTATTACGAATCATTGTATGGCGATGACCCAATCATGCTACGTGCAATGAAATTGCTTTTGGAGTATTACCCGGCATCAATTGAAAAAATGGAAGATTTACAAACGCTGTCTGTATTAGGAGTTTACACGTCAAGGGAAATTGCAAAATCTAAAAGGGCTTTAATTGTTTTAAAGAAAATCTTAGATCAAAAAACGGCAACCGAGCCAACGGATGAGCAAGTAATAAATCAAGCAGAAGAAGAACTAAATAAATTAATCCCTGATAGGATAGTACAAACGCAAGCATGACAATTGCTGAATTAATAGAATCGGAGTTTGAAGATTTAGAAAGATTTTTAGGAACGTTCAATTTTAACATTCAGACCGTTCAAGCGGATATATTTGAAGACCTTCTTAAATTAATTTCACAACTTCCACAAAAGGATGGTCAATTTGTTTACGATACGGATATTAAAAAGTTATTAATCAGGTTTGAAAACCGTATCATTGAAAAACTTGAATCAGGCCAGTATAACAAGGACGTAAATAAGATACTTTTAAACTTTGAAAATCTGGAAAGTGTACGCATGAAAATTGCGGAGTACATAAACCCAAAAGACCGGTTAAAGATTTTCAAAGCCAACACAAGCAACATAAGGAAAGGTTATATTGACCTTATTTCGGAGTCATTAGGAAGCAAAGAGGCGTTGGGAGTAAATTACACGCAGCCAATCAAGAGTATTTTATTTGAACATGCTGCATTAGGTTTGAGTGTTGCGGATGCCACAAAGAAACTATTTAATGTTGCAATGTCAAAAGAACCTGGAGGCGGTTTGCTTGGTAGATATGCTGGTCAAGTTGCAAGAGATAGTTTGTTTGGATTTACCGGAGCCGTTGACCAAGCTATTGGAGATCACATTGGGGCTAAAAATGTAAACTATTTAGGTAATGTTATTGAAGATTCAAGGCCACAATGTATAAGATGGGTTGTAAAATTTAAAGGTTACATCCCAGCAGATAAATTAAAATCAGAGGTTACATGGGCTAATACATACGGTAAAGGTTATTCAGAATACATCCCAAAATTAACGGTTAATAATTTCGCGATAGTAAGGGGAGGGCATAATTGCAGACACCGTGTAAGTTATTCTTCTGACATAGTGCCACGCGAAAAGATCGAAGCTATTGAAGATCGTTATCGGATTGAGTCTGAAAATTATCAAAAAGGCCTTGAAAAGAAATTAACCGGAAAGACTTTAGAATTATACGAAAAGGCGAAAGCAAAAGTTGATAGACAGATTGAATTATATGGAAAGTAAAATTTTATTCACATTATAAATAGTTAGAAAATGGCAATGATTACCAATTCAAAGCAAATTAAAAACATACCACCTGAAAGGTTGGTACGGCTTTGGGATTTGTTTACCGGGAACGTATCACAGATGACAATAGAACGATACAACAAACTAAGAGGCGCAGGAGCAACAGCAACAGCAGCGTATCACGATTTCAATCAGAGATTTTACAATCTCAATGACTTTCCGGGTCAAAAGATTGAAATGTATCACTTGAAACGCGGTCATTTAATTGAAGAAATGACATTATCGTTATTTTCTGAAATTCAGAAACGCAATCCTGTTATTAATACGCCTGTTTACGAAAATTGGGTTAAGATTTCGGAGGTATTTGAGCCTTATAAAAATTATTTGGCTACACCGGAAGAGGTTAAATCTGTTTCAAGTCCAAAGGTTAATAAATCAATTGACGAAATCGTTGCCGAAAAGGTAGAGGCTGCATTATCCGGAAAGTTGGCAGTAAAAGAAAAACCAATTAAAGAAGTACAGGAAGTTGTTGCACCTTCACCAATGGAAGCACCGAAACCAGGAAGAAGAAAAAAAGTTATTTCAGAACCTAAAAACGCATAATTTATGAGTTGGATTAAAGATTATTTAGAAAAAACAGGACAAGGCGAAGTTGCTAAAATTTGGGAAAGTTCACCGGACAAGAAACCGGATGAATTTGACATTGAAAAGGCTGGCAAAGACTTTGTAGATTCAAGGATTTCAATTTTTAAAAGTTCCGATGAATTTAAGAAGTACGGCAAAGAGCAGCAAATAGTTGCTTTAAAGAACTACAAAAAATCGTTAAATGATACCGTTGGTTTGGGTCTTTCAGGCGAAGAAGCTGCAACGCTTGAACCGGAAGAATTTAACAAACGATTGAAAGAAAAAATTGACCATGACATTGAACTACATAAAAATGGGCGTACTGCTGAAATTCAAGAAAAGTACACTAAAATCGAAAAGGAGTTTAATGATTTCAAGAAGCTGCACGAAACAACAACAACCGACTTAACATCAAAATTAACGGAGGCCGAAAACCGTTATAAGGAAGATGTTGCAAGGCATAAGCGCGAAAGTATTTTTGCCGATGTGTTTACAAAAATGGATTTCGGCAAAGACGAAGCGCACCGAGAAAACAGCAAGATTATTTTAAAGACTGTTTTAAATGAACGTGGAATAAAATACCGTGAAGATGGTACAGTTTACAAAGGTGAGAATGATGTTGTTACTTCGCCTGATGGTGTTACGGTTTTGAAAACTTTGGAAGATGTAATTAAAACAATTGGCTCCGAACGCAAATTGTTTCCACAAGCCAATCCAGCACCAGGCGCAGCCGGGCAAACAGGGGCAATCCCAGCAACAGGAAACCCGGACGTTGATAAATTAATTCAACAAGGACAAGCCAGATTAGATGCACTGACAGGCAAAAAATAAATCTGGGCTTTAGATCGTTTCATGTTTTGTGAAAATAGCTGCATTAATTTGCGGCTATTTTTTTTTAAAAAAAATATTATCGCAATAATACGATTGATAAAATAATTTGTTTTATATTTGCAACATCATTGCGGTTATACTTTTCCGTTACAAATAAAGTATTTTCAAGTTAGCAGAGTCATTTATTTATTTAATCATTTTAAATACAATTATTATGGCTTTAACTGCTGATAGCTCATTAAGTACGTGTTGTAGTACGATTCAAAGACAATTACTTGCGTTAAACGCACCAAACACATATAACGAACTTCGCTCGTATGGTTTAATCAATGCTTTGGAATCTCCGCAAAATTTGGCAGGGGTAGATCAGGGCATTGTACAACAATTACAAGCACTTTGGGGAAAGGGAACAATTAACGATGCTGATGCAACTTGTAAATTCAAAGTATGGGTAGAAAAACCTGTATGTGGAACTGCAACGGATGGCGTTACTTCGTTATGTGGAAACACAAACACAACCGGACCAAGTGAAGATCGCATTCAAATTGACGTTAAAATTGCTAAAGCAAAAAGCGTTCAAGGTAAGATTGAGCCTTCTGATGTTGCTTGCTTGTGTAACGGAACTATCCCGGATGTTTTAAGAAACGAAATGACCAAAGCAGCTAAAAAGATTCTCGCTTCTGTTGAAGCTGATCTGGTTACAACCGTTCAAGCATCAATGGGTGATTATATCAATGGTACTGCTTCATTGACTTCACCACGCACATTAAATTTATTTGCTGCAACTGCAACACGTTTCGAGGCTCAACCGGTTGGTTGGACTCCTTTAATGTTAGAATATGCACAAATGCAAACACAAGGAGGCGTTATCGCTGTTGGTGGAAATGCAATCTTTAATTATGTTACTGCTTTGCAATTGGCTCCTTCTTTAGCCGGTGAATATCGTTTACCTTCTGGAATTACTACTTGGTATGACCCGAATGTGCAAGGACTTGCGGATCAAACTTTCACAAATCCCTTATTGACTTGGGCGCCAGGTGCATTGTGGATTATGAGATACCTGGATAACGTTAACAATGACGTTAACCATATCAATGATGGTAATGTTGATCGTACCGTTGTAGATATTTTTGGACACCTTTTCGACTTGTCAATTAAGCGTGCTGCTGATTGCGATAAATTAATCTGGGTGTTGAATTATCAATATGACTTATGGAATTTGCCACAAACTGTATTTGGAACTTGTCTTGACACCAATCAAAAACAAGCATACGATATAGGTTGTGATGTATTGGATTGTGCCGACTTAAATCCGGCATAAAAAATCAGGAAACTTCCGACTGTTTATATATGCGTTTTGCCGGGGCAGTTCACTAAACATGGACTGCCCTTTTTTTAAAAAACCAATATGTTAAAATTAAAATTCATATTACTATTTTGTTTTGTTTCCTTCTTTGGTTTTAGCCAAACTTATACAAGAGATGGGAAAGGAATAAAATTTATTCAGTTAGAAGGATGTCAAAAAACAAGTAACGGCACTCCATGCGATTCTTGTTTTGTCATTACTTCCGGCCTAAACGGCAAACTTAAACATTGCCTGCATATTTCGCAATTACGAGATTTAATTCTTGGTGGCAATGGCTCGATTGATTCAGTTTATTTAGTAAATAATTCCGATGGTAGTTACACGCTAATAAACGAAAATGATACAAACTACGATTTTGGTTATGACTTTTTGGAATCCGGTGATACTTTATTCTTAACTGATCTTGCAGGGCATAAGGTTGACTATGTTATTTTAAAACCATTTCAAACATTGTCCTGGGATCCGGTTACCGGTGAACTTGGTATCTCTTATGGTAATACGGTAATTATTGACGTTGGTTCGGGTGGTAATGGTATTTATGGGGGTTCTGATACGGTTCCGGGTGGAACATTGGCCTATGTGCCGTTAGATAGTGCGTTTGCAATTGGTGATTTCCCTTCATTCCAAAGCACAAACGCATCAGACAGGGGTGTTTATTGGTTTCCTAATAATGGCGTTAGAATTTATGGAGGCAATAATGGGGATGGTTCTTCAAATACAATAGGCGCAACTCCAAACGGAATAGATTTAAGAAGTCAGCTTGGTTTAAATTCTTCAAGGATTAGGCTTTCGCAAACTTTAGGCGAATATTTTTTTAATAGCAACAAGTTTAATGTAGATAATGATTCAATATACCTTTACGGAGGAAATGAATATCATAATGTTTCAGCACTTGGAATCCAAATAAATGGAGATCGTGGCGCAGATAGCACCGTATTAACTTCAATCGGTGGATATTGTTATTGGTTGCCTGTAAGTGGTGGCGGTGGAGGTGGTGGATTTACCTTAGATTCAGTTTTATTAAAACTTTCAGGAAATGTAATGACTTCAAAAGTTAACACAACGTCTGATACTTCTTTGGTTATTGGCTCACATACAATTAATTTATCAGGAGGCATTTTAACAAGCCAAACGAATGGCGTAAGTGATACAGCCGACATTTCAAGTTTGCTAACAACACAAACTACAAACGTAATTACACAGAATGGCAATCAATTAACTTCAACGGTCAATGGCGTAAGTGATACTACCTTAACTGTTAGATCGGTTACCGGTAGCCTTTCCGGAAACACACAAACGATAAATATAAACGGAGTTACTGACACGGTTTTAGTAATAGGACAAAATACAATTTCTTATTCAGGCAGTATTTTAACTTCAACAATAAACGGAGTAACGGACACGGCTTTAATTGTTGCCGGTGGCATGGTTAATGATGTTGACATTGATTTATCCGGAAATGTTATGACTTCTGACGTGGATGGCGTTAGTGATACATCCGTTGTGATTGGAAATGTAACGGCCACGTTATCCGGTTNNAAATGGCGTATCTGATACAGCGCAATTATCTTCTTTGGTTTCAACAACGAACGATCTAAGCAGTTCAACGAATACAATGACTTCAACGGTCAATGGGGTATCAGACAATGCAACAATAATAAATTCTTTGACTCACGGAAGCACGGACAATGATATTACCGTTACGGTTAACGGCCTACCAGCATCAACAACAATTATAAATTCAAATAGGCTCGTACTTGGCAACGATTCTTTAAAAACACAAATTAATGGCATTGTTTCAAATGCCGTTCCTTTGGATTCTATTTTATTAAATGGGATTACAAATTCAATCGGGTTGTCAGGCAATACAATTACATCCACAGTAAATACGATTTCTGATACTTGTTTGGCAATTGGAAACAATACTTTGAGTTACGATTCAGGAACAAGTACGATGACATCATCAATAAATGGCGTTACAGATACAGCGTATTTAGGTAATTTCAATGTAATTCAATATGTAGATTCAATTAAGACTAAGATCGATGCAAATTCAGGGTTATTTTCAACTGGCTGGTCATTATATCAGGACAATAAAGCTGCAAACTACATAAGCTGGGATTCATTGGGGTATTTGAATTATAAAAACGGAACATTCTCTACATACGCAGGGTTTCCGCTTGGCGTTATGCCATACAGTACCACAGGCATGAATGCAGCCAAAATAAAAGTAAATGACTCAACGGCTTCTAATACACATTATCTACACGTCAATAATAAATTAACAGGCACGTTAATTGGAGATCACACAATTTTAAATACACATTGGATTGACACCATTACGCAGTCATATAGATCAATGACTGCTGGGGCTGCTTCTTCATTGCAGCGTGGCCTTGTCATGGACACTATGGGAATGATCGGAATCGGTTTAACAACAGCGCAGCCACAATACGAATTAGACGTAACAGGTTCAACAAGATTAAACGGACATATATATGACATTAATAATTCAAACGGAAGCAATGGCGAAGTATTAACCAGGACAACATCAGGAATTGACTGGCAATCTCCAACTGCTTCCGCTCCTTCTGTAATTACACCGGCACAAATAACAGTTGATCAAACTGATTATAATCCTACCGGTTTCGATGGTGCGAACATTGTAAGGCTGTCAGGTGATAGCGGATTTAGAGCAATTCAATCAATGGCAGCACAAACAGATGGTGAAGAAAAAACATTTGTAAATGTTGGTTCATATCCTTTGTATTTTCCTCCTGAACATTCAACAGGTACAGCATCACAAAGAATAACTTATTACGAGGACATAATTTTAATGCCAAAGAAAAGCGTTAAAATGATGTATGATGGAACCACATCAAGATGGATTCCTACAACTGATTATGATGTAAAAGGATGTTCTAAGGTTGTAGATTATCAAATGAATGCTGGAAGTATTACAAACGGTGATCTTGATTTTTGGAGTCCTTCTATTTCTGGAACTGCTGCTGCATTTTCAGTAGGTGCTGCAACAAGTACCTATCCTTATGCCTATGTAAATGGGGCTACCGGTTCCACTTCATCAGGTTACGCGGTTGCTACAATGGCAAAGACATCAGCAACTTCATATCAGGCTTTAGGTTATATATCAAGCGCACACATTTCAATTTCAGCAGATGTTATTATACCAGCATTATCAGATGGAACTGATTCTTTTGAGGTGTTTATGACAATGTCATCGACGCCAACAACTCCGTTCACCAATAATGGATTTGGAATTGTTTATTCACATGGAAGTTTTGGAGGTAATTGGACAGGATACACAAGAGATGGGACAACAACCAATAAACAAGACTTGGGTGTTGCCGTTGCAGCTAATACAGTTTATCATTTAAGGGCTGAAATAGATAAATCAAGAACCGAAGTAAGATTTTACATAAACGGTGCTATGGTTGGAAGGAGCGCAGGGAATATCCCTGCTGCCAATGCTGTTGCGTCGGGTGTCGGAATACGTAAAGGCGTTGGAGCAACTGCAAAAAATGTTTATATATCTCAAATTAATGTTAGAAATATAGTTCCTTAATGCTGTTTACAGAAGAAA